TAAAACAAGAAACAACACAAACTAATTTAATAAAATAGGAATCAAATGGCAAGATGGTACGCAGTTGATCATAAAGATGAAATCTTAAAAAATTGGATGGCGGGTATTAAACACGTTGTTGCAGAGCCATCTGAATATAATCATTGGGATCATATAAAAGGTACCTCTATAGAAAATCCTGTATCCATTAGAGGAATGACCAATCATAAAATTATTCGTAATTGTTGGGCAACAAAAAGAGATTTTTATTACGTAGATACAGGATACATAGGTAATAATAAAAAAAGAAAAGAATGGCATAGAGTAGTTCTTAATAATGTTCAACATCGAAAAGTTATTGATGTTCCTTCTGACAGATTTGATTGGCTCTTTATGCATGATCCTGAACTTAAATTTCCCGGTTGGAGGAAGGACGGTCGAGCAATATTACTTGTAACGCCTAGTCCTAAACCGTGTAGATTCTATAATGTAGACCGAGATAAATGGGTAGAAGATACTGTGAATACATTAAAGAAATATACAGATAGAGAAATTATTATTAGAGAAAAAGTGGAAAGACGTTTAAGAGTAGGTACAGGTCACATATATACTCAAATAAGAAATGATGACATTTATGCTTTGGTCACTTATCAATCTATAGGAGCTATAGAAGGAATAATAAGAGGCGTTCCAGCATTTACTAGTGCTCCTACAGCCGCTGATTCTGTAAGCAATAAAGATTTAACAAAAATAGAAACACCTTGGTATCCTGACGAAGAACAAATATATAAATGGCAAAAATGGTTAGCATATTGTCAATATACTTCTGCAGAATTATCAAATGGTAATGCATTAAGATTTATAAAAGACAAGGGATTAAAATAATGTTAAGAGTAGTTGCATATATGAGAGTAATACCGCCTGGAAATAAAAATCCACAAAAGCCTTTAATTATTAAAAATTTTATAGAAGGAGTAAACAGAGCAGGCGATCAAGGGCTAGTTATAAACTCATGGCAAATTGTAAATGCTGATGTATCAGTAATACAAGGTTTTGTACATAAAGATTCTAAACAAACACGACATTTACTTTTAAGAAAAAATGTTTATGAAAATCAAATAAAATTAAAGAAAAAATGTTTAATTGTTGATAGTAGTTTATTTTTATGGGCAGATCCTAAACAAGAAAAAACATATTTAAGATATGGCTTTAATGGAATTTTTCCAAATACAGCAGAATATTGTAATGAAACTCCTGATCCTGCGAGGTGGGAAAAAATTAAAAAAGATCTTAATGTAGATCTTAAACCTTGGAGAATTAATAAAAATGCAGGAGATTGGATTTTAATTTGTTGCCAACGAGATGGTGGTTGGAGTATGGATGGTACGCCAGTAATGCAATGGCTAACAGATGTTATTAGAAAAATTCGAAAATATTCTGGTAGAAGAATTAAAGTAAGATTTCACCCAGGGGACAAAAATACAGGACAACATCACCAACAAATAAGAAAATGGATAACGACAAATAGTAAAGATTATAGTAATGTTGGAATTAGTACTTCAAAAGATATAAGAGATGAATATGCCGGTGCCTGTGCAGTTGTAGGTCATAACTCAAGTCCAACTGTATCTAGTGTTATAGAAGGAATACCTACTTTTGTAACTGATCCATTACGTGCTCAGTCATCTCCAGTTGCACATCATTCATTTGAATTTATAGAAAAACCTAAAGAATTTGATAGAACAGTATGGGTACAACGAATGGCACAAATACATTGGACTTTAAATGAATTAAGAGATGGTACTGCTTGGAGACATTTAAGGAAATGGGTTAAATGAAAAATTATACAGTAGTAACTACCTTTAATAAAAAAGGAATGGATTTATATGGACAAAAATTTATAAATTCTTTTAATAAAAATGTGGATGAAAGTATACCTTTAATAGTATATGCAGAAAATTGTAATCCAACAGGAGATAGTAGAACAACAATTTATAAGAGTGAAGTTATAACAGATTTAATGGCATTCAAAAATAAATGGAAAGATGTTCCTAAAGCAAATGGTATATGTCCTTTTCCTGAAAAGCGTCCACGAGATCATCATAAAAAATTTAAATGGGACGCTATAAGATTTTCAAATAAAGTTTATTCAGTACTTCATGCTACAGAAGATAACACCCGCGATTGGGTAATATGGATGGATGCTGATATTGTTGTACATAGTATTTGGCCTATACAAGACTTTCTAAAATTATTCCCTGATGACAAATGGTTAACATATGTGGGTAGAGGACCAGGTTCACAAACTTGGCCTGAGTGTGGATTTTATGGAATGAATTTAAAACAACCTGCTTGTTTAGAATTTTTAAAAGAATTTAAACGTGTTTATGACGATCCTGAAAATGGTATTTTTTTATTATCAGAATGGCATGACTCTTTTGTTTTTGGAAAACTATTAAATGATGCAAAACAACGTAATGCTAATGTGCTAGATTATAGTAAAAACATATACAACAGGACCGCAAAGACGGGCGGAGGCGGGCATCCATTCATTAATTGCGTATTGGGTACATGGCTAGATCATTTAAAAGGTGATTCCAGAAAACAAAAAGGAACTAGTTTAAAAACAGATTTAATGAGACAAAGATCTGAAAATTATTGGAAAACAATATGAAATTTGGCGTGTTTACAGAAAACGGATCTTTAAATAGTCTTCCCGTTTTTAACTCAGTTATAAATGGTTTATTAAAACAAGGACATGAAGTAGTTCAAAATTCTATGGACGTAGATGTACCTGTTATATGGTCATTACTCTGGCACGGTCGTATGGCTCCAAATAAAACAATATGGGAAACTTTTCATTCACAAAATAAAAAAGTATTAGTAATAGAAGTTGGAAACATTAAAAGAAATCATACATGGAAAGTTGGTATAGATGGAATAAATCGAAAAGCAGATTTTGGTCCAAAAAATAATGGACCAGATAGAGTAAACAAATTTAATTTAAAATATCTTCCTTGGAGAGAAAAAGGTGAACATATAATATTATGTGTTCAACATGATAAAAGTGAACAATGGAAAAATATGCCACCTTTAAATCAATACATACACGAAACTATATGGGAAATAAGAAAATATACAAAAAGAAAAATAATAATTAGGACCCATCCTAGATGTCCAGTTAAAATAAATTTAAGAGATGAAAAAGATGTAGGTATGCAGATGCCTAAATTAATTAAAGATAGTTATGATGATTTTGATTTAGATTTAAAAAATTGTTGGGCCGTAGTTAGTTGGAGTAGTAACCCAGGTCCTACAGCAATTCTTAATGGAATACCAGCATTTGTAGGAGAGCAGAGTCTTGCATATGACGTAGGAAACACTGATCTCGCCCACATAGAAGACCCTAAAATGCCCGACAGGCAACAATGGCTACAAGATTACGCATATACAGAGTGGACAACCAACGAAATAGCAGAAGGATTACCGTTTGAACGATTGACTTTTTGACAATACCAAAGTATAATATAGGTATGCAAAAAATCACAATAGAAGAGTGTTTAGAGATGATCGTAGGGTTGGGCGAAGAAGCCATAAACCCACCTTTTATATTGTTAAACAAGGACAAAAAAATACTAACTGATATTGCTAAAAAGGTTTATCGAGGAACAGCATTAACTGATAGACAATATGCTGTAATAAAAAAGCTTCTAGTTAATAATTATTCTACCCAATTTAAAAACAGAAAAATTGACATTCACGTATCATCTACGATGTTGCGTAAAACATTACGACAAATAGATAGAAGTTCTTATATTAAAATTGGAAAATACAAAGACCATATATACAATCCTTTTGGATATGATACTTATAACGTAGATAAAGTTATTATAGTAAGATTTCCATTTAATATAGTTCTTAGTAAACTTATAGGAGAAATTAAAAAACTTTTTCCTTTACAAAGTTATTCTTCTAAAAGAAATGATAAAAACAAATATATATTTCCTTATACAGAACGCATAGCTTATAAAATAATTGATAGGTTTAAAAATAAAATAAAAGATATAGATCCTTTATTATTAGAAATTCACAAACAATGTGAAGAAATAGATATTAATAAAGAAAAATATCTTCCTGGAATTTATGATTATAAAATAAAATATTGTTCACCTAAAATATCTCAATTCTATACAGAAAAATTTGGTAACCCAGATTTAAGTAATCTTTATTTGTATAAAGATAGAAGTGAATATCTTGGATTAAAACATTTTAATAATGCACATCTTGAAGAATCATTAAAGCCATTAGATGATTATACACAAAAAATTGTTATGCGTAAAACGTCAGTAATTACTTGTGATAAGAAAAAATGGAACCCTTTCCAAATAATTAAGACAATGTTTACTTTAAAAAGACTTCCTTTATTAATTGTTTTACCTGTATTTCCTAAACAAAGTCCTATTAATAATTTAATTCAATCCTTTAATATTTTAAAGAATTTTGTCAATCCAAAAGACATTTCGGTTTTGTTTAGATTAGAAAACGTTAACGATGGTATCGCATTTAACGAATTTGTACGAGATAATGGTCTCAATAATAAACTTGCAAATAATACAAAAATAGTGTACATTAATAATAAAAAGATTCCAAAACCTTTATTGAAATCTAGCTGGAGACCTGAAGGAGTATTATGTCTAGATACTACAAGGAATTACAGCAAAGTAAATCAGTTTGAGGAAGAATTTGATTTGGTTATTCAATATAGTAGCGAGGAACATACTCCTTGGAATCCTTATTTTGTTGTAGAAAGCATATGAGTTGCAGAATTATTATAAGTGATGAGGTAAACATAAAAATAGAAGGTTTACCTGTAGACGTAAGAAGAAAAATAGCAAATACTTTAAAATGGGAAGTCCCATACGCAAGATATCTTCCACAATATAAATTAGGAAGATGGGATGGTAAAATTGGTTTCTTTGGTTTAGGGGGCAGTGGATATGTTAATCATATAGATAAAATTATCGATTTACTTCAAAAACAAGGAGTACAAGTAGACGAAATTGACGACAAAAGAAAGAAATATGATTTAAAATTTGCACCAATAGATAAAAATTATTTTGGAAATAAGACTTGGCCTAAAGGTCATATTTGTGAAGGACAAAAAATTGTACTTCGCGACTATCAAGTAGAGGTTGTTAATAATTTTATAAAAGTACCTCAATCACTTCAAGAAGTTGCCACTGGTGCAGGTAAAACAATTGTTACTGCTTGTTTATCTAGTTTATGTGAAAGGCTTGGACGAACTGTAGTAATAGTACCTAACAAAAGTTTAGTTACACAAACTGAAGAAGATTATATTAATGTAGGTCTAGACGTAGGCGTATACTTTGGTGATCGTAAAGAATTAAACAAAACTCATACTATATGTACTTGGCAATCTTTAAATGTATTAGATAAAAAAGCAAAAGAAGGAACATCAGTTCTTACACTTTCACAATTTTTAAGTGGTGTACAAACATTAATAATAGATGAAGTACATCAAGCAAAAGCGGATGTTTTAAAAAAATTATTGACACATCATTTAAAAAATTCTCCAGTAAGATGGGGATTAACAGGAACAATTCCAAAAGAACAATTTGAATTTCAAAGTTTATTAGTTGCTATAGGTCCTGTTATTAATCAAATATCTGCAAAAGAATTACAGGATAAAGGCATACTTTCTAAATGTCATGTTAATGTAGTACAATTAATTGATACTGAAGTGCATAGAACATATCAAGAAGAATTAAAATATTTGGTTACAACTCCTGGCAGATTAAAATATATAGCAAAACTTATAAGCAAAATTAAAGACACAGGGAATACACTTATATTAATAGATAGATTAATTGCTGGAGAAAAATTATCAAAATTAATTCCTGATAGTGTTTTTATTAAAGGAGAAACAAAATTACAAGATAGAAAAGATCAATATGATGAAATTTCTAGTGCAAACAATAAAGTAATAGTTGCAACATATGGCGTTGCATCTATTGGTATTAACATACCTAGAATATTTAATTTAGTATTAATAGAAGCAGGTAAATCATTTATAAGAGTTATACAATCAATTGGCAGAGGCATACGAAAGGCACAAGACAAAAATTTTGTACAAATATGGGATATAACATCATCTTGTAAGTTTGCTAAAAGACATCTTACACGAAGAAAGAAATTTTATAAAGAAGCAGAGTATCCTTTCACAGTAGAAAAAGTACAATGGAATTAGCACAGAAAGAATGGAACTTTGTAATTATAAATGTACAGTAACAAAAGGTAAAAAGGAAGTAGTATGGCATTATAGTTTGCCATATAAAATGATAGAGGAAGAAGTTGATCAACATTATAAAGAAGGTGCTGACGCAGTAGAATTAGAAATGATTACACAAAAAGAGTTTGATGATTTATTACCAAAGGAAAAAAATTTAAAATGAGAATATTAACATTAGAAAACGAAACGTTTTTATTAAACAAATTACCAGAACACGTCTCTGATGATATGTGTTTTTCTGTTTTAGATAATAGTAACCCTAAAGAACCTGACTTCTTTTTTATTCCATTAATTTATATAGAAAGTTTTAGTAGTCCTGCTATTGTTTTAGATATAGGTGGTAATGAATTAATAATGCCTTTAGATTGGAGTATAGGTGTAGGTGATAAAGAGGATAGTACTTCTGTAGAAGTAGTACCACTAACAAGTATAGCTGATCGAGGTTTTCAAACATTTTTATTCAATCCTTTAAATGGATTTAAAGCGGAATTTATGGATGTTAAAGTATTAAATTTCTATAATGATATTAAATGGTATTTCCCTAAAGTAAAAAATAATCAATTAATATCTACACCAATCACAGTAGGGAAAGAACCCTTATGTGCATTTTTTGTTAAAGATATATCAAGACAATGTGAAACTATTGAATATGGATTATTATTGTGAGGAAGAGAAAAAAAGTAAAAAAACATAAAGATAGTATTACAATTAAGGCACCTTTTTTAATGTTACCGTCAAATAAAGGAAGCAAAAAAGAACCAGTATGGCTAACACATGATTACTTACCACAACTTATAGAGTTAATTAAATCAAAAGATTTATCTTTGAAAGAAATACAAACATTACCAAAAGGTCAAATTAAAATTTCTTTTCATGATCCCAGACATACAACTTTATTTGGATTACATTATGACAAAAATAAACACTAAAAAAGAAATAGTAGCTGAAAAATTAGGAATAAAATATATTTACGAATCACCAGATGGTGGCGAAACTGTATATGCTCGTGAAGTAGGCAATTATACAGACGAAAGAGTTATGGTATCTAAAAGTTCGAAGGCGCATATAGACGAAGAATTCAGAAGACGTCATCGTTACATTACACCAGAAGCAGTTAAATTATGTTGGAAACATAAAGGATTGCAAAAAGCCTGGGAAAAGTATATAATGTTATTGGAGTTATATGGTCATTCAGAAGAATAAATTGCCGTTAAAGGATATTCTTGCGGCTATAGATATGAAAGCCAAAAATATTTGGGACGAGTTTTCTGATGTAGAACAAAAACAAATAGGTTTTTATATATTGAATAGGTATGCAAGTTCAGTAGTAGGCAAAAAAGAAGATAAAGAATTAGTCCTTTTAAAAACAAATGAATATTATAATAAAAACTTTTTTGCTTTATCTAGACATAAAAAATTATTATGGTACTTACTTTGTATGACTGCAAGTAGTAAGAAAAAGATTACATTTCATCCATGGATAGGATATAAACATAAAGATCATGGAAGTAAATCAAAAGTAGTTAAGTTTTTAAAAAATTTATATCCTACTAAAAAGGAAGATGAAATAGAATTATTAGCAAAAATAAATTCAATTAGTGACGTAAAAACATTAGCAATGGATTTTGGTATGTCAAAGGAAGATATTCGAAAAGTTTTATGATAGATAGATTACATTCATGCAAATATTGTAGTGCAAAATTTACTAAAGAAAAAACATTAGCAGTACATATGTGTGAACAAAAAAGAAGATTTTTACAAAAAGATGAAAGAAGAGTGCAACTAGGTTATCAAACTTTTATTAGATTTTATCAACTATGTCAAAAAATGAAAAACATAAAAACATATGAAGAGTTTTGTAAAAGTCCTTACTATACAGCATTTGTTAAATTTGGTAGTTTTTTAAGTAATGTTAAACCTTTATATCCAGACAAGTATATTGATTATGTTGTTACTAGTGGAGTAAAACTTGATCATTGGTGTAGAGAAGAATTATATGACAAATATTCTACAAATTTAATTTTAAAAGAAAAAATGGAAACTGCTGTTGAACGTTCTATTAAAACTATGATGGATTGGGGAGAAGAAAAAGAAGCACAATGGCAAGATTATTTTAGATATGCAAGTTTGAATAGAGCAACACAAGATATTAGAGATGGAAAAATATCACCTTGGTTAGTATTAAATTGTAAAACAGGTAAAACTATGATGAATAACTTTAACGATGAACAACTAACAATAGTTAGTCATATAATGGATCCTAAACATTGGATCGTAAGATTTAAAAGACTACCAGCAGATATTGAAATGGTTAAAGAAGTTTCAAAGAAAGCAAATTTATAATGACAACAAATACTACTAAAACATATGCCAAAGGAAGATATCGTATAAAACAATATTATACTGATCAGAATTTATGGAAAACAACAAAAACTCTTATTAAAAAGAAGAAACCTAAAAAGAAAAAATGAAAAATATTAAAGTAAAAATTGAAGTATTTCGAAGCATGGATTTAGATTTCATGCAAGTTAAAGAATGGATTATTAGTTTATATCCTAATACTTTAACAATAAAAGATAGAACTTGTGAATCTATTGCTGACGAATTGTTTATGGAAATACAAAAGAAATATCCAAAAAGAGATGTTCTAATAGAGGTTACTGATGAAAGTGATTGTGGTTCATCAGCATTATATCCTAAAGATCCAATTAATATTTTTAATCCAAATCAAAAAACCATAGTTATAAAATGCCAGATATAGATATAGACTTTGCAGATAGATCTATTTTATTAGATAAAGTTAAACACAGAATTGCTAAATTAGATTCTGGTAAGAAACATAATACTGGTGTATACTTTACAGAAGTACCACACGATCCAGTAAACAATTTATGTACACTTGATTATGAACAAGCAGAAAAAAGAGGATATTTTAAAATAGATTGTCTGAACGTTAGCATTTATAAAGATATTAAAGATGAAAAACATCTTAATAAATTAATGAATACAGAACCATTGTGGGAATTATTAGAAGCAAAAGAGTTTGTAGATCAAATTTTTCATATTAATGGACACGTAGAAATATTAAAAAAACTTAAACCTACAAACATAGAACAATTAGCGGCAGTTTTAGCAATTATACGACCAGCAAAAAGACATTTGATTAAACAAAATTGGGATGAAATAGATGAACAAGTATGGAAAAAACCTACAGACGGAAGTTACTTTTTTAAAAAATCTCACGCAACTTCATATGCAATGGCAGTAGTAGTGCATATGAATCTTATATGCGAACAATTAAAAGGAAATAATGACCAAAAGTCATAAAAAAAGAAGTCTAGTTAAAACTCTTACATGGAGAATTTTGGCAACTACAGATACATTTTTAATAAGTTGGCTTATTACAGGTGCAATAACTTTAGCAGGTGCTATTGCAGGTATAGAAGTCGTAACTAAAATGGTTTTATATTACCTACACGAAAGAGGATGGAATAAAATTAAATGGGCAAAAGAACCTGGACCTGAAGAACATACAACTATATTTCCTTATTTTGATTTTCCACATGAACTTCCAAGTTCAAAACATGATAAGAAAGATTAATTTTCTTTTTCTTTTGCTTTTGCAATATGTCGTTCAATAAAATCTCTAGGTTTTCTAACTAATTGAACTGATCTTCTTTTTGTTCTTTTTACAGCAAGGTTGTTTAAATTAGTAATGTGCCCCATTTTTACTGTAACATCTTTAGTATTCATTATCATTAAAATTTCCCTATAGGATGACATTTCTTTTCTTAAAAATATACCAATAGGAATCATTCTATTAGACTCCCACCACCATGTTTTGCACAAAGCAACAAAGTCTGCTTTTTGTGTATCAGTTTTAAGGTCTTGATATATGTACATACTGGTGATTGCGTGGTCCTGATTGTTGATTACGCCGACATATTCTTTGCCGCCGTACTCTACTACGCTGATGAATGGAAAGTCTTTCTTTATGTCCTCTTTAATCATTCTAATTTCTAATAAATACGTTATATTGATGGTGTATTATGCAACTTATACGAAGATATTTATTAAATAATAGAATAGTGCTTACTGCGAATTTGGCAGGAGAGGTAACGAGGTATAGATCCGTGTATCAAAGAAATGTAAATGTTTATAGAAATATCGACAATGTCCTTCAATTTGAAGTTAAAAATGCTGACGAAAAGGCTGTAAGTATCCTTAATACCTACACACCTAAGTTTAAAATGTGGGATGAAAACAGCACTCTTGTTGTTGAAAAAGATGGAACAGTTATAGAAACATCTACCCCTAACAAAGTAGGTCAATTTACTGTAAATGTAAGCGAAAATGATCTATTAAATCTTAAATCACAATACCTACGTTATAGTATCTACTTGTATAATACAAGTACTACTGAAAACGTTTTAACTTATCCTAATACACATTTTGCAAGTCAAGGAACAGTATTTCTTGATACAAAAGAATTCCCAGGACCAAAAGATTCACATTCAGTTGCAACGTTTGTTCAAGCACAAAATGACCCTGCTATATGGAATTCATCTACTGTTAATGCAGAACCAACTATAAATGGAAATTCAGCTCTTCATACAGTAGCATACTATACTACAGATGCTGAAGGCACACTAACAGTTCAAGGTACTTTAGACAATCAAGTTGGTGCTGGAACAAATTGGACAGATATAAATGTAACCAATTTAGTTGCCGCAGACACACTTCAATATGTAAATTTTAATGGCGTGTTTAGTCATCTAAGATTTAGCCATGAAATAACTGCTGGTACAATAGACAAAATATTAGTTCGAAATTAATTGACTTTTCATTAAAATAGTTTTATAATATATGCATGAATATCGTTTATGATGCATTATTAATTCACTTACCCCAAAAAAGAAAACAAACACCTAGCGGATGGCTATCTTTTAATGCTCCATGTTGTCAACATATGGGAACGACAGCTGATACAAGACAACGAGGAGGCTTAATTGGTAGTGCAGATGAAGGTATAAGCTACCATTGTTTTAATTGTGGCTTTACAGCAAGTTGGAGAGTTGGTAGAAATTTATCATATAAAATGAAAAAGTTCATGAGATGGCTTAATATGCCAGATGAACAAATTACTAAATTGGCATTAGCAGTTTTACAAATCAAAACAGATACAGTAGGATATCAAGCAATAACCCAATTACCAAAATTTAAGAACAAAGAACTTCCTGACGGAGCAAAACCATTACACGAATGGACAGAGCAAGACAAATACTTTTATAAAGTTTTAGAATATGTGGACAAAAGAAGTTTAAAGTTAGTTGATTATGAGTTTTATTGGTCTAATAATAGTGGTTACAGAGATAGATTAATCATTCCTTTTTATTATCAATCACGTATAGTAGGGTATACTGCTAGAAGAGTTACCCACACAGATAAAGTAAAATATCTATCTGAACAACAGCCAGGATACGTTTTTAACATTGATGCCCAAGATGATGATAGAAAATATGTAATAGCAGTAGAAGGACCTATAGATGCAATTACTATAGATAGTGTTGCACTATTAGGAAGTGAAGTTAAAGATCAACAATCTGTATTATTAAACAGTTTAGGTAAGCACGTTATAGTAGTACCTGATAGAGATGACGCTGGACAAAAGCTAGTTCAAGATGCTCTGAACTTGGGATGGAGCGTGAGTATGCCTGATTGGGATCATGATATTAAAGATATTTCTGACGCTGTTGGTAAATACGGTCGACTACATACGTTGTATGCAATTATAAAAAACGCACAGGACTCACAATTAAAGATAAAGTTAAGGATGAAAAAATGGTTTATATAAGAAAGTTTTTTTTGTTCTTATTCTCTCCTATAACTAAATTTCTAGAACGCAGAAATCATAAGAAGAAGATTAAAGAACTACAAAAACGAGATCCTTTTATATACAAGTAGGACAATGATAATTTGGGGAATAACAGGTAACAGTCACGATGCCAGTCTAGCAGTAATGAAGTGGAGTCCTAATGGTTTAACAGATCATTATACACTTAAACTTCTTTGGGCAGGACTCTCTAGAGATTTTAGTGGTAAACCTGGAGATCCTACTTTAAGCAATAGGATGTTAGCTCATGTAAGATCAAATGCATTATGGGCCCACCCAGCAAAAATTATTTGGTATGAAAAACCATTTTTAAAAAGTTTACGACAACTATGGGCAGGTCAAGGATTCACATTTACAGAAAATAATATTAAAGAATTTTTACGAACAAAAGGAATATTTCAACCTGTTGAATATGCAAAACATCATCATAGTCATGCGGCATACGGATATTTTACTTCACCTTTTTCTGAAAAAAATGCCGCAATAGTTGTACTAGACAGTATAGGAGAGTTTCAAACATTTACTATTTGGCATGGCAAAGGGGATCATTTAAAACAAGTATACTCACAAAGTTATCCGCATAGTGTTGGATTATTTTATAGTGCTATGACACAACGAATAGGATTTAAAGCTAACGCAGAAGAACATAAAACAGAACGACTTGCTAAAAAAGGCAACTGGAGAGTTCACTATAGAAAATTTATGGAAGAAATAGTTTTATCAAAATTGCCTTTTAAATTAAGAGAAAATTTACATAGAGGAGCTAATTGGTGGAGACCTGAATTAAATTCAGAAGAAGATTTAGCCAACATAGCGGCAACTACTCAAAAGATTTTTGAACAAACATTAGTTTGTATTAGTAGCTGGTGTCAAATGCATATTAAGGCGAGCAATATAGTTTTTGTAGGTGGGTGTGCATTAAACAAAAGTGCAATAAAACATTTGGAACACATATGGGATGATATTTGGATTCCACCAAATCCTGGAGATCCAGGCTCTTGTGTGGGTGCAGTTTTGACAAAATATCCACATCATGTTGACTTTAGTGCAGACTTATGGTATAATAAGAGACATAAAAATGGACGACAAATCGAAACAAAATAAAGACTACGGATATGATATACAAAAAGTATATCTAGAAATGATGCTAGGCAACGCAGAAACGTTTGTCAGATGTCAATCAATATTTGATCATACTTTATTTGATAGAAAATTACAAAGTGCGGCGGATTTTCTTAACAAGTATGTTGTTGATCATAACGCTCTTCCTACACCAGATATGGTTAATGCAAACTGTAAAACAACTTTAAAAGCAACCGAAGGTCTACGAGAAGAACATTATGATTGGTTACTAGAAGACTTTGAAACATTTATTAGACACAAAAGTCTTGAACGAGCAATATTAAAATCTGCAGATATGTTAGAAAAAGGTGACTATGGTCCAGTAGAAGACTTGGTCAAGAAGGCAGTACGAATAGGATTACATAAAGATTTAGGAACAGATTATTTTGAAGATCCAAAAGCAAGATTAATGAAATTAAAAAATCAGGCTGGTCAAGTTAGTACAGGCTGGAGTACATTAGATAGAAAGTTATTTGGAGGATTTAATAGGGGAGAACTTAATATATTTGCTGGGGGTTCTGGTGCAGGTAAATCATTATTTCTTACAAATTTAGGTTGCAATTGGGCGTTAGCTGGATTAAATGTTTGCTTTCTTAGTTTTGAGTTAAGTGAAGAATTAATATCCATGAGAATAGATAGTATGCTTACTGATATTCCAACAAAGAAAATTTTTAAAGAATTAGACGGCGTTGAAATGAAAGTAAAAATATTAGGTAAAAAAGCAGGAAAATTTCAAATCAAATATTTGCCAAGTGGTAAAAACACAAATGATATTAGATCATTTGTTAAAGAATATGAAATAAAATCACAAAATAAAATAGATGTGCTCATAATAGATTACCTTGATTTAATGATGCCTATGTCCAAAAAGGTCTCTCCAAGTGACTTATTTGTTAAAGATAAGTTTGTATCAGAAGAATTAAGAAATTTAGCAATGGAATTACAGGTTATATTTGTTACAGCATCACAATTGAATAGAGGTGCAGTTGAAGAAATAGAATTTGATCATTCACATATAGCAGGTGGATTGAGTAAAATTCAAACTGCTGATAATGTATTTGGTATATTCACTAGTAGAGCAATGAGAGAACGAGGTAGATATCAAATACAATTAATGAAAACTAGGTCATCAAGTGGGATTGGTAGTAAAATAGATTTAGAATTTGATGTGGATTCTTTAAGAATAAGAGACCTTATTGAAGATGAAGAAGCCCAAAAATATGATAAACGAATAAGTCAAGTTTACAATACATTAAAGAAAACATCTGATGCACCAGCAGAATCGGTACCAGCTGATCCAAGTAAAGGTACTAGAGTAACTCAATCTAAAACAGAAACCGATTCAAGTAAATTACGAGAATTCCTAACCGACATCAATAAAGAGTAATAATGAAATTATATAAGACCAGAAGGTCCAACATACATAGAAATGGCTTGTCTGCCTCTACTAATATTAAAAGAGGTCAAAGAATTATCCAGTATAAAGGAAAGAAAATTAGTCACAATAAAGCAGAAACAGATCCAAAGTATGATAACGATAAAGAGATTTACTTGTTTAATTTAAACGAACAGTACGATCTTGATGGTGATTTTAAATTTAATACTGCTCGATTAATAAATCATTCCTGCAATCCTAACTGTGAAGTTTTTGATTATAACAGACAATTATGGATTTTTGCTATAAAGAATATTAAAAAAGACGAAGAGTTAACTTATGATTATGGGTTTAGTTTTGATAAAGCAGACTACAAACAATACCCTTGTAAGTGTGGATCATCTAATTGCGTAGGTTATATTGTGCGAGAGGGATCTAGA